ATTTACGGAGTGGAATCGGTTGGCAAGACGACATTTGCCGCGCAATTCCCGACTCCATTGTTCCTCGATATCGAGGGAGGCACGGCACATCTCAACACCGACCGCTGCGAGATCAATTCTTGGGCGGAACTCAACGGCGCACTGAAGGAGGTCGCAGCCAGCGACTACCAGACGGTCATCATTGATTCGGCAGACTGGGCAGAGCGCCTATGCGTGGAAGACCTGCTCGCCAGCACCAAGAAGGCCAGCATTGAGGATTATGGCTACGGCAAAGGATGGGTGATGGTGGCCGAGCGGATGAGCCGGATGCTGACGGCCTTGGATTCGCTAATCGCGAATGGCAAACACGTCGTTTTACTCGCTCACAGCAAGGTTCAGCGCGTCGAGCCGCCGGACCTTATGACGGCATACGACCGTTACGAGCTAAAGATGAGCAAGCAGTCATCGCCGCTCGTGAAGGAATGGGCGGACGAACTCTGGTTCTTCCGGTTCAAGACGAAAGTTGTTGAGTCAGAGAACGGCAAGGCCAAGGGCACCGGCGGCAAGCAGCGCATCATCCTGACAACGCACTCGGCAGCATACGACGCAAAGACACGCAGCGGACTGGCTGAAGAACTCCCGATGGAGTGGGAGTCGGTGGCGCATTTATTCGCCACAAACGCAACGCCAAGAGCGAAAGCCGAACCGGCGGTGGTCGTGGTCGGTGCCGAGCATGTGCGGGCCTTCGAGATGCTTGAGGCCAACGAGGATGCGGTCAACGCCTTCTTGATCTCCAACAAAAGCATCAAGCCAGGGCAAACCTGGCGCGATGTCTCGGAGAAACTCCGCGCGAACATCGTGGACCGGCCTGAGGCATTGATTGCCAAGGCTACTGAGTTGAAGGAGGCAGCGTGAGTAAAGAACTCACCCCCTCCATGGCACCGAAACTCGCGGAATGTGCCGTATTCGTCGGCGCATCCGGTGCGTCGGCCGCTGCCGAGCGTGGGACGGCTATTGATAAGGCGCTTCGGTTTGCAATGGATGGCGATGAGTCACATTTGCATCAGTTGCCTATCGCCGACCAAGAATCTGCCGCTTGGGGCATTCGCACGCTCCACAAGCTATCTGGTGGCGAGCATGTGGAGACACGCGAAGAGTATCTCGCCATGGCAGTGCCGGGACTCTCGAAGCTCGGCACCTCTGACGCTCTTTGCAAGCGCAAGCGCTGGGTGGCAGATGTAAAAAGCGGCCAAGTCAGAAATTACCGCCAGCAGCTCGCAGCATACGCCCTTGCCTGTATGGAGGATCATTTCGCAGAGTCTTGGACTGCGCATGTGATCTACATAGATCAGCGGCTCGTGCGGTCCTACGACTTCACCCGCTCAGAAGCCGAGCAGATTACGCAGGGATGGATCTCCGAGGCCACGAGCGAGGACGCCAAGCCAACGCCGAATGAATACTGCGGCTGGTGCGCCAATTTCAATTCCTGCAAAGCCATCGTGCGTCAGGCAGAGGGCGCCTTGGCTTTGGTCAAAACGGACGGCCTCAGCGTTGACAAGATGCTGGCAGAAATAATGGCCGATCCGATTCAGATGAGCGTATTTGCATCAAATTGGAAGACCGCAGAGAAGCACATCGCCGAGCCTGTTCTGGATGCACTCAGAGCGCGGCTTGAAGCCAAAGAGGAGATTCCCGGCTGGAAGCTCACCAACCCGAAGGAAAAGGAATACATCGAAGCTAATACAGCCGTTGAAACGGCATCAAAGCTTGATGCCGGTCGGGCTTTCCTAATAGGCGGCGGGAAGATGAGTGCCGAGAAGTTTCTTGAACTCGCCGAAGAACTGCAAATCGAAAACCCATACCAGTTTGTGAAGACAGCACCCGGCACAAAGCAAATGCGCCAAGTCACCAACAAAACCAAATAATTTCCTCGCAGGCCCATAAAGCCAAAGCAGGGGCAAAGGGGGGCCGCGCATCCCAAAAAACGCGGACCAAACTACTAATCAACTACTAAAATATGCCAACCTACACACAAACCGAACCCCGCGAGACCTATTTCGTCGAGCCGGGAAAATACGAAGTCGAAATCACCAATGGCGTCGAGAAGACATCCCAAGCTGGGAACTCGATGATCAAGCTCACCTGCCGAGTGAAAATGCCAGACGGCACCAACGGGCCAGAAATTAACGAGCACCTGACCTTTACGGCCAAAGCCGCTTGGAAAATTGACCAAGTGCGCCAAGCCCTCGGACAAGCCGTAGTGCCAGGAGAAGAGGTCACCATCGAGGCCGAGGATTTTGTCGGCATGTCGGCATGGGTGGTCTTAGGCGAAGAAGCCGGAAGCACCAATCCGAACGCGCGATTCAACACCATCGAGCGCTGGATCGAAGCCAAGCAACCCGCCAAGCCCGCAGCCAAGCCCACCAAGAAGCAAGAGTCCGACGAGATTCCGTTTTAACCCCAAAACAAATGGACCGGGTTTATTTTTTTCACAATGGCAACGAGTGCAAGATCGGCTGCACTGAGAACGACTTACGGCGCAGGCTGTGGGCAGCTCATGTTTGGTCACCTCGGGCGCTTGAAATCCTTGGATGGGTGCAAGCCCAGCCAGGAGAAAAGGCCATTGTGGAAAAAAAAATCCACCTCGCTCTTGCCCACCTGCGGCTCGTGAAACCGAGCGGTAATGGCGAGTGGTTCAAACTCTCACGCAGTGAGGCACTAGAAACGATAAAAAAATATGAAGGAAATCAAAACAACTACAATTACGGCCACGCTTCGCGGCATCCGGCCCATCATGTTCGACCGCTACGCGGGAGACAACAAAACCAAACTGCCGGTGATGGAAAAATTCTACACCACACCGTCGGGCCATTTGGTAATACCCGTCCTCAACATTTATTCACTACTGGCAGCACAAAACACGCCATCGGTGGCCAAGCGTTTTTACGGAAAGCAGGCGCGTGATGTTGCTCTCGGAGTCATGTCATTCGTCTCAATCGAGGCAATTGGAGACGATACACTTAACGCTCAAATACTTGACGCAGAAGGAAAACCTTACACTTTGCAAGACCCTCGAATCGAAGTCATGCAGCATGTCGCAAGAGTTAAGGACGGAGTGCCTAACCCAAAAGAAAGGCCAATGCTTCCGCCTGGGTGGCAAATCAAACTGCAACTTACACACCAAGAAAACACCTTACTCACAGCGGCATGCCTCCAAACCATGCTGGATCAAGGTGGAATCTTGGGGCTTGGAACCTTTCGCCCAATTTTTGGCCGCTACACGGTTAAATGGCAATAATTTTTCATGGCGCGGCGAGGCGCGGCGGGGCGCGGCGAGGCATGGCAAGGCGAGGCGTGGCAAGGCACGGCGCGGCATGGCAAACACACTGCATCTCTTCGGAGGTGCAGAAGTTTGCTCGACACGGCTTGGCGAGGCATGGCAAGGCGCGGCGGGGCAAGGCATGGCGCGGCGAGGCTTGGCAAACACACTGCATCTCTTTGGAGGTGCAGAAGTTTGCCTTGGCGCGGCGCGGCGCGGCCAGGCCCGGCGGGGCGTGGCTAGGCGGGGCGCGGCTTGGCGGGGCATGGCAAACACACGGCATCTTACGGGGTGCCGCAGTTTACCAATGCAAAAAATCACAAAACACAAAAAACCAATATCTAAGAATGCTCCCTGAAATCACCCTCCGCCTAGCAATCTGCGCCAACGCCTGCCCTATCGGCCCGAGGCTTGAGCGCGGCGTGCCGTTGCCTGCCTACCAGCACACTTACGCGCTGGAGGAACGTCAACAGGCGGAGGCTGATATGGAGCGCGTCCGCAAATACATCGAGACCCACCATGGGAAGAAAACGAAATGAGTGAGAGAATACGCACCAGAAACAATATGGGACATGTGCCTATCAAAGAAGGCATACCCCAGCGAGCGCACGGTCGCGCTCAAGCTCGCCGAAGTGCGGCTCGCCCGCCGCAACCGCAAGAAGAGTCTGCGAAGATATGCATGCCCGATTTGCCACAAATTTCACCTGACGAGCAAGTAGACAACGAACTCATGTATACCCGGCGGCTGCTCTGCGCCATGATCCGCCAAGCCGTGCTCGACGCGAAAAACGACCGCGACTACCTGCGGAACAATCTCAAAAACAACCGCGAACGCTACCAACGCACCGCGATTGCATTCTTAAACTCTAATTTTTACCGCGATCTCTGCAAAGCACTCGGAGACTGCTCAGGCATCGGCCTGCCTGCGGACAAAATGCGACTGGAGGCGCTGAAATGATTCAACTCGATCTCTTTGGCAAACTCCCAAACGAGGAAAAGCACCGCTATTGGCGGCAGCGTCTCAAACAATGGCCGTGCGAGGTCTTTGAGTCCAGGCACCACCTTGACACAACCGGCTGGAGCATGGCGACGCAGGCATCGGCATTCGCGCACTGGCTCCACAAAGACGGAGCTATGACAGACATGGAATACATGCGCTGGACGAAATTTGAACGCAGGGTGGAACGCTGGGAACGCAGGAGGATGAAATAACTTATGGCTGGAGAATGGATAAAGGTGGAAAACCACCTGCACGAAAAGATCGAGGTGGCGGCTATTGCTGACCAGACCAAAATGGACATCGACACGGTGGTCGGGAAGCTTCTGAAAGTTTGGGCGTGGGCGTCACGGAATTGTTACGCTGACGGCGTAACAAGTGTTACGGCGCTGCGTGTCATCCGAGAAATTACTGGCTGCGGAGTCTTCGACGAAGCGATGGCAACTTGCGGATGGATTCGCATAAAAGGCGACAAAATCGAGTTCACAAACTTCGACCGACACAACAGCCAAACCGCTAAAGATAGGGCGCTTGCAGGCGCAAGAATGGCCAAAAAACGCGGTCACGATGCCGTTACGGAAAAGTTACGCTCAGAGCGTAACAAGTCCGTAACCAGAGAAGAGAAGAATAATAGGGAGTCTTCGACTCCCAATCGCGAACCACAACGCTGCCTCTAAAATATCATGCCGACATATACACCCGAAAAAGCCGGAATCATCCAGATGCCGCCAGCGGTCCCGAGAAACGACACGGCAGAGCGTGTCGTGCTCTCTTGCATCGTTCAGCACTTGAGCACGCTCGACCTGACGACTTGGCCTGACGACCTGTTTTTCTCCGAATCCCACAAAATCATCTTGGCCGCGGCCAAGCGTTGCCACGAGACCGGCGGACCATCTAACGCACTCACGATCCTTTCCGAAATGGAGAGAGCCGGGACACTTGACGCGGCTGGCGGACCGCAGGCGCTGATGGAGATCCTTAGCGTGTTCCCTACCGGTGACCCGAAAACCGCGCTCTGGTATCGTGAGCAACTCCTGACCGCTGCCCGATACAGGAAGGCCCAAGATTGCGCCAGCAAGGCCGCTGTGTCGTTTAGAACGATGCAAGGCGACATATCCGCGCTCTCGGGCGAACTGGCTGAAATCTCGGCCCTTGTGGACCGCCCGCGCAAGACGCTGGCCGAAACGATGGACGAGTGGCTCGCCGAGATCGAGCGCACCGAGCCGCCCGAGGCATTCTCGACGCGCCTGCCGTCACTGGACGCCCTGACCGGCGGCGGACCTAAGCGCGGCGAACTCTTCGTTGTAGCGGCCGAGACAAGTGGCGGCAAATCGATCATCCTGCAACAGGTGGCCCTCGATGCGGCGGAAAAGCTCAAGCATGTGCTCCTATTCAGCCTGGAGATGCCGGCGAAGCAGGTCTTTGGCAGGATGTTGTCGAACTTTACGGGCCATCGCGTGAAGACGGCAGCCGAAGGCATACTCCAGCAAGACCTCGCCCGCATGCACCAGGCGCTTGCGGCGTTTAAACGGACTAATCTCCGCATCGAATCGGACTTTGCCGACTGGGAATCCATCGAAGCCTCTGCCCGCGAGGCACACGGCAAAGGTCAACTCGACCTGCTCATCGTCGATTACATCCAGCTCATTGCCTTGCGCACCCTCGGAAAGAACGAGACGCGCGAGCAGCATGTCTCGGAGATCACCCGCAGGCTCAAAGGCTTGGCCCTGCAACTCGACATCGCCGTCGGCACGGCGTCCCAACTCAACGACGAAGGCCGACTCCGCGAATCGCGCGCCATTTCCCACCATGCCGACCATGTGTGGATCATCGCCAAAGGCGAAGAAGGCAAGGTGTTACGCATAGACAAGAACCGCAACGGAGAACGCGACAAGGCGATTCCGGTCAGAATGCACGGACATATCGCCAGATTTGAGGAGGCAAAATGACAGCCGTCCCTCCATTCATCGCGTGGAAAATGTGCTGGTCCAAGCGCCGGTTCAAGACATTCAAAGCCGCCAAGAGCAATCTGAAAATACTGCTGACCGCCAGGCGAAACAAGAACCGCAAGCTGCGCGTCTATTTTTGCCCAGTTTGCAACAACTACCACCTGACCAGCCAATTTGACGAATGAAACCCTGCCCTAAATGCCACAACACTAGCCACGTCCTAGACAGCCGCCAAAACAACGAACACACCTACCGCCGCCGCGAGTGCAACAAGTGCGCTCACGCCTGGACCACCTACGAAATCCACGGCGACGAATTCGACAAGATTTCCAAATATAACAACCTCAAAACCATAATCAGCGAACACCTCACATGATCTCAGCCTCACCCGCAGAAGCAGCCCGCCTCTTCGAAAAGAACGGCGGCGTTTATTGGCCAGACATCGCCGACGAAATCGATAGCCCCGAAGAGATATTGGCCGACTCGCTGGGCATCAGCGTGAACGCCGCGCGCCTTGTCCTGCTACATGTGGAAAATGAAGTGCGAAAGAACCAAGCGCTTATCCTCGGCAAGGTCATCGGCCTTTTGCTCAAAGCGAGCAACCTGCCAGCGATGGCTCACGCTCTGGCATTTGCATCCGGTCTTGACCAACTCAACGGCGCACGCTCCCAGGCGGAAGTCGCCCGCGAGCTGGGCGTCACCCGCGCGCTTCTCTCGCACTACACGCTAGGCGTCCGCGATGTCCTGAGCGGCAAGGATAGTTCGTTCGAGTGCACCAAATTCCGCAAATCCCAAGCAAGCCGCGAGACATTCCGCGCCAAGGCAACTGACCCATTTACTGCCGCAAAAGCGGCGGCAATCGCAAAACTGAAAACACAAACCACGAAAACATCATGCAACTAATCGACCAAGCCATGTTCACCCTCGCCGGGATGAACTTACCAGAAAACCTCACCACAGACGAATGGAAACATATTCATAGAGACATCCTGATCTGTAAGCGCGCCGCATCCAAGTGGCTTCAACAATCCCGCGACTACAGCAACGACAGGTGGGGAATTGAGTTCACAGCAGACACAGAAGCACAACTAGAGCTTAAACTCGGCCTCGTCTTCCCTGAAGCCAAGCCCGCCCTCAACCCTGCCGACAAGACAAAGGCCATTGTCACCATCGAGGGCTTGTCGCAATCGTTTATCTTGTGGCAGCGCAAGATGTCGGACGAGATCCAGCAATGGGACAAGGACAAACTCACCCGCGCTCTCGATCTCCTCGAGCCAATGGAGCGCGAGGCAAAGCGCGTGAGGGAACTACTTAACAAGCAATGAGCGACACATCAGAGACAGATGCCGCTGTCATCGCAGCCGGTGGCAACTGGTCGCCAGTGCTGCGTGTGGTGGCGCAGCGGCTGGAGCGCGAACGCGACGAGCTGGCCGCATTACTCGCAGCGGAAAAATCCACGAGGAATTCCATTATTGAGAAAGGCGTGAAAACTGAGCGCGAGCGCGACGAGGCGCGGAAGATCGCCCACGACCTAGCAGTAATAGCCTCGCACTGCCTTGGCTCTCACAGTTTTTCATTAAGTGAAACATCCGAAAGAATTGCCGACACTTTGAAAAGGTGGCGCTCCACACAACCTTGCAAAAAGTGAAATGAATTGTCGCACTTTGAAATTGTCGCAGTTGAAAAAGAAAATGCCGGGAGCAAATTAAGATGACTCCTCAATTTGACACCCGGCCGTTGTCGTGCAAACAACGACAACAGGCTCGTGTCAAATCGAGCTATCTGCTGGGCTTCCTACGCATCGCCGTAAGTGGAGCAGACTCCAACCAACCCCATGCCCCGTCTGCGGTGTGCTATTCAAGCCAAGGAGCGCTGCAAAGTATTGCTCTCATAACTGCGCTGTCATTCAGATTGGGAAGGCAAGAAAAGGAAAGCCAGCATTTGTAGAACTCCCACCGTGGCGCAAATGCGCTACCTGCCACGCTATCATCGGCATGGCCGGTAAGATGTCAGGGGATTTGGTCAACAGGGATAGAGCGACCATTTGCCAATTCAGAAAAGAGAATGCACTACCAACGCTATCAAAATCCCAAGCGACAAAGGCGGCATCTATTAAAAACGGTAAGGCGCAAAGAGATGCGGGAGAGCAATGGTGGAATGATAACTGGGGAGGCGTCGTCGATACCTATTGGGATAAGTGCTCATTCCTCATCATTGCAAAGATGAAGAACCCTGATCTTTCAACCCAATCTCTTTACTATCAAAACAATCTTGAGAGAGAAAGAAAGCGCAGTCGAGATGCCGCTGCAAAACGATGGAAAAAATCTAAACCGAACAGCATTTTGCGAATCAAAAACAAATTGCGAAACCATGTTTACCGTATTTGCAATGCGTCACGCACGATCAAATCCCGCAACACAAGCGCCTATCTTGGCTGCACAATAGAGCAGGCCAAGAGACATATCGAAAAGCAATTCAAACCAGGAATGAGTTGGAGCAATCATGGTATTATCTGGGAGATAGACCACATCATTCCCTTATCTGCTTTTGATCTTTCACGAATGGATCAACAGTTAATCGCAACACACTTCACAAACCTGCGCCCCCTTTACAAAACAGAGAACAGAAAAAAGGGCGACAGGATTACAACCACTCACCAGATCAGCTTTGCATAATACCCCCCCACATAGGAATCCTATAACCCCAAGCAAACCAAGCAGTTTGCCAGTCGCTCGTTGCTTTCCTGAGCGTTGCATAGTTTGACATCGTTGCATTGTCCGTGGGCATCACGGAATTAAGCAACGCACTAAGCATCGACAAGTCGGTCGTATCGCGCCTCGTCAAGAAAGGCATGCCCACGACCTCCGTGGACGCTGCCCAGGCGTGGCGTGAATCGAACGCACCGCCCCGTGCCAAGCGTGGGCAACGCGGCACACCGCCACCTCCGCCGAAACTCCCAAAGGTCGCCGAACCTCCGAGAGTGTCAGAGCCTGCCGAGCCTCTGCCAGTTCCTCCACCACAACCGGTTCACGACAGCGCACCCGAGCCGGACGACGAGGACAACACGCCCCGCCAATCCCTCCGCCGCGCCCGCCTTGCCGAGAAGGTCGGCTACAACGAACTCGTCATCTGCAAGCGCAACGGTGGCTCAGTCGAAGACATCCGCAAGGCGAACCAAATCTACATCGCCAGCCGGAACAACCGCATCAAGGCCGAGAAGGATTTCAAAGACTGGCAACGCCAGGAAGCCATCACCCTCTTCTACGACGAAGCGCGCGACATCACGAGCCGCCCGCACATCACCGCCAAGCAGCTCCTCGAAGTCATGCCCAAGACCCTCGCCACCCGGCTTCACGGCCAACCGCAGAAAACCATCGAAGCCACCCTCGCCGAGTGGGCCGACAACCTCACGACCATCATCCGAAAAGCAATATGAAAATGCTAACCCCTAAATCGCACGGAGCTTCTCTCTGTTTCCCGAAGCAAAACAACTTCCCCTTCTGGATAGGAAAACGGTTTTCCGTAAATTTTAATTTCATCAAGAGGAATTAGGTTCGCGTGGACCATGTAATGATGATTCGGGCAAAGCGTGACAAGGTTTTCAACGCGATCTGTTCCTCCGTTCCTTTTTGGAATTATGTGGTGAACCGCCGTGACAAAGGAGAATCCACAAATAACACACTTGCCTCCGTCTCTAATTCTTGCGGATTGCTTTCCACTCCTGTTAGTTGTTCGTTTTACTGTAGCCAGCTTTTTTTTGAATGCCTCTTTTCCGCATTCTTTAGAGCAATAGCCAACCTTCTTTCCTTGCAAATAGGCGGAAGTGACTTGCATAGACTTACCGCAATTTTTGCATGGCATTTCGGCCCTGTTATACATCGGGTTTTTGCTGCCAGTGAGTTTTTTTCTAAACCCATCTCGACAATCAATAGAGCAAAAAACTCTCTGCTTAATATGTGGCCGAGTAGCAAAAATCCCGCCGCAATTTCTGCATTCATGCTCAGCATATTTTTTTCTTCTGCCTCTACCGTTGTGACCAGAAATAAACCTTTTTCCTTTATTGGCTTGTCCACCACACCCACATTCACAAAATCCATTTGTCATATATGAAAGAAAACACAAAAAAAGAAACGTTGTCAAATATTGTTGTTGAGCATTTGAAGCCTTCGGATTTGGCGCCATATAAAAATAACGCGAAAAAGCACGACGCCGCTCAAATCTCAAAGTTGTGCGGAAGTATAAAAGAATTCGGCTTTACCAACCCCGTCCTCATCGACAAGGACAATGGCATCATCGCCGGTCACGGTCGCGTGCTCGCCGCTCAATCCCTCGCCCTCGAGTCCGTCCCCTGCATCCGCCTCGGCCACCTCACCGACACGCAGCGCCGAGCCTACATCCTCGCCGACAACCGCCTCGCGGAGATCGGCGGTGGGTGGGATGAAGAAATGCTTAAGCTCGAGCTGGCGGACCTTGGAGAACTGGATGTTGACCTCGAAGCGATTGGGTTCGGCGCTGAAGACCTTGCCGACCTCGATATGGAGGACGAACCTGAAAAATCAGACGCCGACGCCGAAGCACAGATCGACAAAGCCGAAGAACTCCGCGCCAAGTGGGGCGTGGAGACGGGCCAGCTTTGGGAGTTGGGCGAGCATCGGTTGCTGTGTGGGGATTCAACGAGCGAGAAGGATGTGGGCGCGCTGATGAAAGGCGAGCGCGCGGACATTTGTTTTACGTCACCGCCCTACGGACAGCAGCGCGACTACCGCGACGCCGCGACGGAAAAAGTTTCTGATTGGGACGAACTGATGCGCGGCGTCTTTGGTGCGCTGCCTATGTCTGAAGCTGGGCAGGTGCTTGTGAATCTTGGTTTGATTCACAGCGAGGGCGAGTGGATTCCGTATTGGGAAAAGTGGATTGATTGGATGCGTGATAAAGGGTGGCGTCGGTTCGGTTGGTATGTGTGGGATCAGGGATTCGGACTGCCAGGAGATTGGAATGGCAGGTTTGCGCCTTCGCATGAATTCATTTTCCACTTCAACAAGTCGGCAATCAGGGCTGGAAAGGTTCTGGACAAAAAGCCGGAAAACATAAAAGCAAGAAAAACAGGAGCATCTACAATGCGCGGAAAGGACGGCATATGTCGGAAATTTTCTTCTCCTGACGCGTCTGCTCAATCAAGCAAAATACCAGATTCCATTGTCAGGATAAACAGAATGACTGGCGGCCACGACATTGACCATCCAGCCATTTTCCCTCCACAGCTTCCGGCTTTTATTATATCGGCATGGCCCGGCCTCGCATACGAACCCTTCAGCGGCTCCGGCACCACCATCATGGCGTGCGAGCAGCTTGGCCGCAAATGCCGTGCCATCGAAATCAGCCCCGCCTATGTCGCCGTGGCGATCCAACGTTGGGCCGACGCCACCGGCAAAGAACCCAAGCGCCTCGCATGACCCCCGCCGCCGAAGCCCTACGCGAACACCTGCGCTCGATCTACGCGCCGATTGACCGGCGCACCGTGACTGAGTGGTGCGCTGACGAGGTCATCTTGAGCGAGCGGCAGACGCAGATGCCGGGAGCATTTTCGACCCGCCTCACGCCCTACCTCCGCGAGCCGCTTGAGTGTTTCGGCGATGTCGATGTCTCCGACCTCGTGCTCGTCTTTGGGACGCAGACCGGCAAGACCACGATGGTGCAAGCAGGCACGGCCTGGCGGATCGTGAACAAGCCGCAGCCGGTCGTTTGGGTCATGCCCACCGAAGGCCTCGCGCGATCGTTCTCCGAGACGCGCTGGCTCCCGCTCTTCGACGACAGCGCCACGCTCGCCGCTCAGAAGCCAGCGGACCGGCACCGATTCAAAAACCTCGAGCAGCATTTTTCGCGGTGCTCGCTCGTCTTCGTCGGCAGCAACTCCCCGGCAAACCTCGCCAGCCGCCCCGCCGGACTCTTGCTCATGGACGAGGTGGACAAATTCGCACGCGAGACCGACCAAGAAACCTCCGCGCTTTTCCTCGCAGAGAACCGCACCAAGTCCTTCGTCGGCGCGCTTCGCGTCAAGACCAGCACACCCACCACGCCGGACGGTGCGATCTGGCAGGAATACCAGAAAGGCACGCAGGAAAAATTCATGCTCGCCTGCCCGCATTGCCACGAGCGCATCGAGCTTTTGTGGGAGCAGGTCAAGTGGGACACCGAGGCGAAAGTGGCCGGCAAGTGGAACATGGCGCGAGTCGAGGAATCCGCGCGCTACATTTGCCAGCGATGCCAAGGCGAGTGGAACGACGGCCAGAAAATCGAAGCCCTCCAAGACGGCAAGTGGCAAGCCACAAACCCCAGCGCACAGCGAGGCTTTCGCAGCTTCCACCTGAACTCCCTCTACGCGCCGTGGCGCTCCTGCACTTTCGGCGCGCTCGCGGTGAAATTCCTCCGCGACAAGGACACGCTTAACGGACTGCAAGATTTCACCAACAGCACCATGGCCATGCCGTGGGAACAGGTCGAGACCAGCATCGGCGACGCTAGCATCCTCAGCCTGCGCGGCGACTACACGCGCGGCACCTGCCCCATCGAGCCAGCGCACATCGTCACCTGCGCCGACATCGGTCAGGACAAACAGCACTGGACCACGGTGGCCTTCGACGCCAACGGCCAGAGCTTCGTGCTCGACTACGGCACCACGCTCACCATCGAGGATCTCCTCGCCGACTCGCCCCGCCGCATCTACCGCACACCCAGCGGGCAGGAAGTCCGCCCCGAGTGCGGCATGCTGGATTCCGGTTACGCCACCTTCCGAGTTTACACAGCCTGCCAGAACTCCGGTGGATTCTTCCACGCCGCCAAAGGCTCTGGCGCAACCTTCGGCAGCCGCATCGGGCGCACCGTCATCGACGATTTCCCCGGCGTCGTGCTCTACACCTTCGTGGACCACGCCATCAAAACGGAACTCTTCATCGACCGCATCCGAAACGCCAAGCCCCCGCTCGCCATCCCGCGCGACACGACCGAGGACTTCCTGCGAGGCATGAGCGGCCAGCGCCTCGTGCCCCGCAAGACCGCCACCGGGCAAGAGTTCGTGTGGAAATCCGTCGCGCAGGATCACTACATGGACGCCGTAAAACTCTGCCATGTCGCCTGGCACATCTTAAAAAACTGACCTGTGAAAAAATCCCAACTCTGGAAAATCTATGTCGCAAAAAATCCCAGCTTCGCGGGCGACGGCAACATCACGATGAGCGCGCGCGGCCTGCGGAAGCTCTTTGACCAAACATGGGATTTTGCCTTTCACGAAGGCGAAGACGAATCCGAACACGCGCCGGTAAACGACTCAAAATCCGTGGACGATCTTCGCAAAATCTTCGGTATGTTCTGAGCAATTCGGTGGAGTCGCCGATATGATGCCGACCATTTTCGTGGCGTCACGAAATTGATGTTTCGTCAGAAAAACGCATACAATTTTTTAAGTCAATTTTTATGACTTATACCTCATCCGGTATAAACAAAGTATATCTTCGTTGCCGTATATCTCATCGGGTATCGTTGAAAAAACAGGGTCGTTTTTTCAACAAGTTTAGAAAGAAAAAAGCACTAATATTTCTTTCATGTTTAGAAAGTGCCGAGCGAACTTAAGCCACGCTTGAACAACTCGACAGATTCTAAACTTTGACTCGCCCGCCACCACGCAGGCAGGCGGACATACGACCGAAGCGGCCTCTCGCAGAAGCACACTGACGACGGTGGGATGGGCGGTCATTTATGACCCAAGACTCCCGAAAGCCCACGCTTGAAAAGGAAGTGCACACCGTTCCTGCATTTCCATTTTGACACGCCCGCCGAGGCGTGACCGACCTCGACAAAATCTCCGGCGTTAAAAGCTACCTGCGCCGCACCAAGACAACGCAGGAACTTGAAGCCCTGGCGCTCGCCACCTTCGCCAGCGCCACCGAGGAAGTCGTCATCACCTCTCTGTCATCCGACGGCACCGGCACAGGTGGGCAGATCAGTTTCCCAAAGTGGCTCTTGCTCCAGGCAGTCGAAGACATCCTGAGCGAAGGCCCGAACGGGCGCCAGCTTTTCGCCATCGCCGACCGCTCCCGATACGGCACCGCCGTTTGACACGCCGCCAGTGGCGTGCCGTCAAAAATCAAAAAATCAAGTTGGGGCGGAACTCGCCCCGGAGCTGGTCGCCCGCGCAAGCTCGACGCCAAAGCAGCGGCATTTGAAGCCGCGCAACCCTCGCTAAATCGCGTCCTTGTATGGGTGCCGACCACCGACCCCAAGCGCGAACTCACGGCCTACACGCGCATGGAAATCCTGCGCCTCTCGCGCTGGCTCTACAACAACGCGCCGCAGGCCACATACATCGTTGAGCACTTGGCACAACGCGCCATCGGCACCGGCATTGTGGTTCAGCCGAAGACAGCAAACGCCGCGTGGAACAAGAAAGTCGATCAGTATTTCGAGGATCGAAACTGCGCCGAGGCATGGGCCTTTGATGCTGGCGCACAGGTTAATTTTTACACCGCGCAATCTCTCATTCTCAGACAGGTCGCCATCGACGGCGACTTCTTCGCGCAATTTTTAAAGACAAAGGAAGATGCCGCCCGTGTGCGCTTCATCGGCGGCGAAGCCATCGGCGGATCTGCCAGCTTTGGCAACACAGACGACTTCACGCACGACGGCGTGCGCCTCGATCAATTCGGCGCGCCCGCAGCCTACACGATCGGCGGCAAAGATATATCCGCCGACCAAGTGCTGCACATGCGGCACATCCGCCGGCACGGACAGCCTCGCGGCGTCTCGTGGCTTCACTCCGCAGTCTCCCACCTGCGCGACATTTCGGAAATAAACGGCTTCGTCAAAGGCGCATACAAGGCAGGTGCGCAGATTGGCTACATGGTGACCAGCACCGAAGTCGCCAAGATCGGCCTCGGTGCTGGACTGAAATCCACCACCAACGAAGTCGGCGACCTCCAGACCACCGACCTTCCGAACGGCATCCTCCTTCCCCGCCTCAAGCCAGGCGAAAAGCTGGAAGCCTTTAAGAACGACATCCCTGGCCAGACCTACGAAGCCGTGATGCGCGCCCTCCGATCGGATGTCGCCTTCGCCATCGGTTTGCCGCCAGAAGCCATGATGGTGAATGTCGGATTGGCAGGCACCGAGCAACGCGCCGTTTTGGAAGTCACACAGAACTTCCTCGAGCGGCTTCAGCAGATGGTCATCGATCAGTTTTGCCGCCCTTTCTACAAATACTGGCTCTGGCATGAGATCCAAGCCGGGCGATTGGATTACCCCGGTGACGACTGGTGGCGCCACGAATGGCTTGCCCCGCGCAAGATCACCGTGGACAGCGGCCGCGATGCCCGCGCCTACAGCGAGCAACTCGACAAGGGGCATCTTTCGCCCACGCGCTTTTACAACATGCAGGGACTCCGCGCGGAGGAGGAGGAGGAGGATGTCATTCAGACCTACGTCCGCCGCAAACAGAAATGCGAAGCCCTCGGCCTAGAGATTGAAGAGGTCTTCCCGAACAAGCTCCACACGCCCGACACAGCGTCGGTCGATCCCTCATCCCCGCAAGAAATCACCACACCCACGCCACAACCATGACCACACCCACCCCGAAATTTTATGCTTTGGAACAAACCGGCAACAACGAAACCACCGTCACTCTCTACGACGAGATCGGTGCTTTTGGCGCAGGCAGCAAAGAATTCCTCTCTAACCTCGGCAAACTCTCAGGCCAACACATCCACCTCCGCATCAATTCTCCGGGCGGAAGTGTCATTGAAGGGACTGCGATATATAATTCGTTACGCAGGCACGAAGGCGGTCTGACCGTCCACATCGATGCCTTGGCTGCGTCCATGGCGAGCGTAGTGGCAATGTCCGGTTCGCCGGTCTTTATCGCCGATAATGCACTCTTGATGATTCATAATCCTTGGACCGTCTCCATGGGCGAGAGCAAAGACCTCCGCAAAGAAGCCGACCTTCTCGACAAGCTCAAGAGCACTCTCGTCAACGCCTACGTGCGCAAGACCGGCATGGATGCCGAAGAGATCGCCAAAATGATGGACGAAGAAACCTGGCTCGATGCAGTCGAAGCCGTGGCCCTTGGATTCGCCGACGCCATCGAAGAAGGCGTTGCCGCAGCAGCCACCGCAACCCCCGAAATGCTCCGGGCTCGTTTTGACAAATTCGCAAAGGCATCAAGCTCTATGAACCAAACAGAAGTCATCACCTACTCAGCCGAAGTCGCTGAAGAAGCCGCTGAGATCATCACCGCCACCGTCGTGAGCGAATCCGCTCCTGCCGAGACAATGGTCGAAACGACCAATAAAACAGAGGTCGTCGAAACCGAGACCGTCGAAGCTCCCGCGCCCGAAGTTGTCGAAGCTCCCGCCGAGCCACAGGCAAAACTCGCCGCCGCTGATGCCATCCTCGCCAAATACAACGCCGTCATCGCCGAGCGCGATGCAGCCGTGGCCGGACTCAAAGAAGCCAGCGCAAATATCGAATTCCTCCGCAGCGAAATCGCCGTGGAGCGCGAATCACTCGACCGCCTCGAGCGCAGCCTCGGCCTCTCAGCCGCCCGCGAAACCCCCGAAGTCCTGCCAACTCAGAACGCAGAGAACATCCTTGAACAATGGCGTAACGCCACAGGCGCAGAGAAGACACGCATCTTCCGCGCAAACCGCAAGGCGCTCGAAATCGCGGCCAAAAATTTGACACCGCAATAAATCACGAAAACCCGAATCCAACTGCTCACCTAAAAAAACACCATGGCCACCACCATCTCATCCGAACTGAAACTGAATGTGGTTCTCGACAGCGCGCTCGTCGCCCTGCGCGAATCCCTTCTTCCCATCAACTCCTTCTCGACTGTCTTTAACAGCGTTCCGCTCCAAGGCACCGACAAAGTATCTGTTCAGTTTTATCCTCTCGCCACCGACGCGACGAGCGACTTCAACGGAACCTATAACTTCGGCGACACAAACGCGATTAACAGCCGCGACATCACTATCAATAAGCGCAAGTATCAACCTTTCAGCTTTACTAGTGCAGAAGCCGCCCGCCAGCCTTACTTCAATCCTGAACAGTTAGGCTTCTTGAAAGGCCGCAAACTCGCCGAGGACATCCTTCGCGACATCCTCTCGGTCGTGACCCTCGCCAACTACGGAGCACCGATCCACACCGGCGCAGCCTCTGCGTTCGACAGCGATGACATGATCAACATCAAGACTGCGCTTGATCAGGCCAAGTGGCCAAAATCCAGCCGCCTTATGATCCTCGACAACGCTTATGAAGGCGCACTTCTCAAGGACGCTGGCATCAAAAACGCTGCCGCAGTCGGAAGCGCATCCGCCATCCAGAACGGACGCCTCCCACAGATCGCCGGTTTCGATGTCATCGGAACCAACTTGATCCCTGGCAACAGCCAAAACCTCGTCGGTATGGTTGCACTGCCAGAAGCACTCCTGGTCGCATTCTCGCCTATTCAGCCAAGCGAGCGCGTGCTTAAAACACTGAGCGCTTACGAAGTTGTAACTGACCCAGAGACCAACCTGACCATCGAATACCGTGCATGGGGCGATCCTGACACCGACACCGACAAATCAGTCATCGAGGTCAACTACGGCTTCGCCCTCGGCCACGCCGCCGCCCTCAAACGCATCGTCTCGGCCTAAGCCACATGCGCCTCGCAATCACGCTCACTCGCACCGGCGACACTTGGCAGGTCAAGCACCTGCCAAGCGTCCCGCTCGGCGAGCAGCTCGCAGACTTCAAGGCCAAGCAAGTCGCCGGCGAATTCACCGCAGACGAGACGCTCGTTGTATCGCTTAACGATACTCTCAAGCGCCACGCGAAGAAGCCATCCGCCGCACCCGCGCCTGTTGAAGTGCAAGAAGACTCGCCAAAGCCCAAAAAGAAAAACTAACCCGCTGCGCTCTCTGCGCCTCCTGGCATCAACGCCCGCCGGACCTAATCCGGTGGGCGTTCTGCTTTTGACACCCTTGCACAGGCATGTCGCCCGCGCAAAAAGACCACCTCGAAAACCTCGCCGCCACCGCGCGCAATACGCTCCTTGGCAAGCCAGCAACCTTTCGCGGGCAGTCGATCAAGGTCGGCCTGTCCGCCATCGCCATCGGTCTTGATCTTGAGACCGGCGGCCTGCGGCAGGGCGGCGAGTTCACCGCGCGCTTTCTGGCCTCTTCATTGCAATCCGCTCCCCGGCGTGGCGAGCAGATTTTGATCGATGGCAAGACCTACACCGTAGCCACCCTGCGCGAGCAGACCGGCACACCGTTTGAGCATGTCGCCACGATTGTACCTGGCTCAACTTTATGACTATTGAAATCCAAAATTCGGTTGCGAATTACCTGCACGACATTCCCGAACTAGGTGGCGTAGGCATTCACACTAGCAGCGATGAGAGAGAAATCCCCGGAGACATGCCGGTCATCGTCGTGGCGTGCGATAACGCGGACAGCCCTGTTGCCGGGCTTTACAGGGCCACTTTGCAGATCACGCTTTCCACGCCTGCCGTGATTGAGGATTCGCTGGAGACGCACCGCTCGCTTGCTGCCTCGCTTCGCGCTGCTGCTAACCTCTCAGGTGTCTCCGATTTTTTTCCATCCACGCTTGTTTTCAGCGGGCGGCATCTCACAAGTTGGTCGGAGTCGCGCGAGACTGACCGCCTGCACACAACGGTGGATATCGTCATCGGTGTCCGAGAAATTTGACAACTAAAACAAGGCAAATGAGCGAGCTTCTCGAAAAACTCACCGCCCTTGTCGAAGAGGCAAACGCCGCCGGAGCCTTTGCAGGCATCGGCTCTGTGCCAGTCGAAGGCGGCACGAAGAAGGAAATTTATTTCACGCTGGTCATCCCAGCCGCACCCACCACCACCGAAGAATAACATGGCATTTGCAACTATTGATCTTTTTGGCGTCACCGATCCGGCATCCGGGTATGTGCAGGAAACGACAAAAACCGAGTCCGTCGAGATCGCTACGGTGCGCGACACGACAGGCGTCACAAAAATCGCCGTGCTCAAAGGCGTCAAGACCACGGAGACAGTGATTAAGGGTAAGGGTACCTACGCGCCAGCCGTGACTGCAAATGCAAACGTCACTGCCACCGCCGTCATTACCTCCGCTAAGTTCTCCGAGTCCGCTGAGGACTTCCCAGATTATGAAGTAACCTATCAACAATTCGCCTCAAACTGACCATGGCCGCACCAACTACTATCGGAATTTCGCAAGTCACGACAGCCACCGCGCAAAGTGTGGAAGTCACTTCCCAAGGCGAGGTCGCCATCCTTGTGGACAAGGCGGGCAAATTTTCCAAAGCGGCCGTTTACGACCCGAAATTTTCCTTCACTGTCTCCGGTAAAGGCATCTCGTGCCCAGTGTCACTCAACGACACTGGCACAGGCAAGCCAACGGCTGTTTCCGGCAAGGTCATCATCAATTCCGTGAAAAACCAGACAAATAACGACGACTGGGAATCGTGGGAATATTCCGGCGAGGGCTACCCATCAGCTACCTAACCGCGCTACCGCGCCCGCTCGCAGACCGGTCGTCTGCTTACCGATCACATTATGAAATCAGGAGACAGCTACCACTACATCACCGAGTTTTGCATCGGTGAGAAAAACGCCGACGGACGCATTCGATACGGCAATAACCCGCTCAACGCAGCAAACACCCGGCTCATTGCCGACGCGCTCACGAGCGGCTTTCGGCTCATTCAAACTGGCGGATTCAGAGACACTGTCGAGCAAACGGAAAAAGGCCCACTTCGCAAAATTGAGTGGTTCATCGACGGCTCAAGCAAGGGGCTTTTTGTCACCGCCGAAGGCCGCGAAGAAATTGACTTTGAAGAATTCCGCAGCCGCTACGAAAGCGAGCAGTGGTGCCTCGAGCACTCACACCATCCGATTGCGTTTATGCGGTGGAGCGCCCGCCACCTCTCCGAGCTGCGCGACAAGATCCGCACCATGACTCCTGCCGCCGTGCTCCGACGTGGCAACCGCATGGTCACGATCCCCGCCGAGCTTCCTCAGGACAAAAAAGCAAAACTCCTCTCCTACCTCAAATGATCGACCCAAAATCCGACTACATGTTTCTCAGCCCCGACACGCTTGAGGTCGCCGGGCTAAAAATGCGGCCATTCAGTATTGGCTCATTCCACCTCATGCAGCGCCTTGGGATTACCATCGATGGGACGCTTTCCGAGGCCGACCAGATGCGCAACCTCGCCGCCGTCGCTTGGCTACAAAGCGCGCCGATTGCCGACGTCTTGCGCGCCGTTCACACAGGCAAATCGGATGAAGCCATCGACGCTTTTATGTTCTCGATCGACCTCTCCCGAGTGGGTGAACTCAGCGCCGAGCTGAACCGAATCGGGGAGCAAGTAAGCGCAGCATCCTTCAGC